CGCACCGAGGATCCTAGGCATTAAGGCTATCTTATTTAATTGTCTTTAATTGCCTCTTGTGTCTTCTGTGCCCCTACGGGACCCTATCCCATAGCGAACTGTTGCTCTAGCAGACCACATGTTCTGAGGGTTCTGAACATCATACCTGCAGCTAAACATGGAGGAAGACATAGCCTGTGTCAAAGACTTAGTATCAAAATACCTAGTGGACAACGAGAGATTGTCAAGACAGAAGTTAGCATTTCTTGTGCAGACAGAGCCTAGGATGCTATTAATGGAAGGGTTGAAACTCTTGTCCCTCTGTATTGAGGTTGATTCTTGCAACGCAAATGGTTGCGAGCATAACAGTGAGGACAAATCTGTGGAAAGAATTCTCCATGACCATGGAATCTTGACACCTTCACTATGTTTGTGGTACCCGGACGGTTACAAACTGACGGGCAATGTTCTAATACTGCTGGAGTGTTTTGTTAGATCATCTCCTGCTAACTTTGAGCAGAAGTACATTGAGGACTTCAAAAAATTAGAGCAGCTGAAAGAAGACCTGAAGAGTGTCGACATCAATTTAATACCACTTATAGACGGGAGAACATCATTCTACAATGAACAAATACCTGACTGGGTCAATGATAAGTTGAGGGATACGCTCTTCTCACTTTTAAAGTATGCACAGGAGAGTAATTCACTTTTTGAAGAGTCAGAGTATAGCAGACTCTGTGAATCTTTATTCATGACTTCGGGTAGATTATCAGGGGTGGAGAGTTTAAATGTTCTGATGGACAATCGCTCTAATCATTATGAGGAAGTGATTGCCTCATGCCACCAGGGCATCAATAATAAATTAACAGCTCATGAGGTAAAGCTGCAGATCGAAGAGGAGTATCAAGTGTTTAGGAACAGATTGAGGAAAGGAGAGATAGAAGGTCAGTTTTTAAAGGTTGATAAGAGCCAGTTACTTAATGAGCTTAACAATTTGTACGCTGATAAGGTAGTTGCAGAAGACAATATCGAACACTTAATTTACCAGTTCAAGAGAGCATCACCAATATTGAGATTTTTGTATGCAAATGTTGATGAGGGGAATGAAAAAAGGGGAAACCAAACTATTGGAGAATGTCAGGTTCAATGCTGGAGATCATTCCTAAATAAAGTAAAATCTTTGAGGATATTGAACACAAGGAGGAAACTTCTATTAATTTTTGATGCACTAATTCTCCTTGCAAGTAAGCATGACCTGATGAAACAAAAGTGTTTAAAAGGGTGGTTGGGGTCTTGCTTCTTAAGAGTTAAAGATAGACTAGTTTCTTTGGAGGCAACAAAGAGGGATCTCGAGAAATGGGGAGAGCGAGGCAACAGGCTAAGATCTAGAATCACACAGTCCTCCCAGTGTTTGAGTAAGAATCAAATCCTCAATTCAATATTCCAGAAAACCATTTTGAAGGCCACCACTGCTTTAAAGGATGTTGGGATCAGTGTGGACCACTATAAAATTGATATGGAGGTGATCTGCCTTAACAGCTATGATTTGATTATGGACTTTGATGTCTCCGGAGTTGTCCCAACAATCAGTTATCAGAGAACAGAGGAAGAAACATTCCCTTATGTGATGGGGGATGTGGAACTACTGGGAACCACTGACTTAGAGAGACTTTCCTCATTGAGCCTCGCTTTGGTGAACTCTATGAAAACTTCTTCTACCGTAAAGCTGAGACAGAATGAATTTGGACCCGCAAGGTATCAAGTGGTCAGATGCAAAGAAGCATATTGTCAAGAGTTTTCATTGGGTAACACTGAATTACAACTGATTTATCAAAAGACAGGGGAGTGCTCGAAGTGCTATGCTATTAATGATAACAAAGTTGGTGAGGTGTGCTCATTTTATGCTGATCCTAAAAGATATTTTCCAGCAATATTTTCAGCTGAGGTTTTACAAACAACAATAAGCACTATGATTTCTTGGATAGAAGATTGCAATGAGCTGGAAGGGCAGTTGAACAATATCAGGTCTCTGACAAAGATGATCCTGGTTTTAATTTTAGCTCACCCCAGTAAACGTTCTCAAAAGCTCCTCCAAAATCTTAGGTACTTTGTAATGGCTTATCTATCAGATTATCATCATAAGGACCTCATTGACAAAATAAGGGAAGAATTAATCACTGATGTTGAGTTCCTGCTCTATAGGTTAATAAGGACATTAATGAATCTGGTTTTATCTGAGGATGTGAAGAGCATGATGACTAATAGGTTCAAGTTCATTTTGAATGTTTCCTACATGTGCCACTTCATTACGAAAGAAACACCAGATAGATTGACAGATCAGATAAAATGTTTTGAGAAGTTTCTGGAACCAAAGGTGAGATTTGGTCATGTGAGCACTAATCCTGCAGACACAGCCACTGAGGAAGAATTGGATGACATGGTCTACAATGCAAAAAAGTTTTTAAGTAAAGATGGATGCACAACTATCGAGGGACCAGATTATAAAAGGCCTGGTGTTTCAAAGAAGTATTTATCTCTTCTTACATCCTCTTTTAACAATGGTTCACTATTTAAGGAGAGGGAAGTAAAAAGGGAAATCAAAGATCCTCTCATCACCAGTGGCAGTGCAGCCTTGGATTTAGCCAGCAAGAAAAGTGTTGTTGTTAATAAATACACAGATGGTTCTAGAATATTAAACTATGACTTCAATAAGCTCACAGCACTGGCCGTGTCGCAGCTCACTGAAGTCTTCTCAAGGAAAGGAAAGTACCTTCTCAACAAGCAGGACTATGAGTACAAAGTTCAGCAGGCAATGAGCAATTTGGTTCTAGGATCTGGGCAGCTCAAAAGTGATGCTGATGGGGCTGACCTAGACGAAATTTTGCTCGATGGAGGTGCAAGCGATTATTTTGATCAGCTAAAGGAGACTGTTGAAAAAATTGTTGATCAGTATAGGGAACCTGTCAAGCTAGGCTCAGGCCCTAATGGTGATGGCCAACCATCAATAAATGATCTAGATGAGATTGTCTCAAATAAGTTTTACATTAGGTTGATCAAGGGTGAATTATCCAATCACATGGTTGAGGAGTTTGATCATGATATCTTACCAGGTAAATTTTATGAAGAATTCTGTAATGCTGTCTATGAGAATAGTAGATTGAAGCAGAAGTATTTTTACTGTGGACATATGTCACAGTGTCCTATTGGAGAGTTGACAAAGGCAGTGTCAACAAGGACATACTTTAACCATGAATACTTTCAGTGTTTTAAGTCCATACTCTTGATCATGAATGCGAATACACTTATGGGGAGGTACACTCATTATAAGTCAAGGAACCTTAATTTCAAGTTTGATATGGGTAAACTCTCTGATGATGTAAGAATTAGTGAAAGGGAGAGCAATTCAGAGGCACTTAGTAAGGCTCTGTCACTGACAAACTGTACCACAGCAATGTTAAAGAATTTGTGTTTTTATAGCCAAGAGTCGCCACAATCTTATGACTCAGTGGGACCTGATACAGGAAGGCTTAAGTTTTCTTTGTCATATAAAGAACAAGTGGGTGGTAACAGAGAATTATATATTGGTGATCTTAGAACAAAGATGTTTACTAGACTTATAGAAGATTACTTTGAAGCTATAAGCCTACAGTTATCAGGGAGTTGCCTGAACAACGAGAAGGAATTTGAAAATGCTATCCTTTCCATGAAATTGAATGTTTCATTGGCACATGTGTCTTATAGCATGGATCATAGTAAGTGGGGCCCAATGATGTGTCCATTTTTGTTCTTGACTGTCTTACAGAATTTAATTTTCCTCTCAAAGGACTTGCAAGCTGACATAAAAGGGAGGGACTATCTCTCAACCCTACTTATGTGGCATATGCACAAAATGGTGGAAATACCTTTTAATGTGGTGACAGCCATGATGAAGTCTTTCATTAAAGCCCAACTAGGGTTAAGGAAGAAAACTAAACAGTCAATAACAGAAGATTTCTTTTACTCTAATTTCCAAGCTGGTGTAGTGCCTTCTCACATCAGTTCAATACTTGACATGGGTCAAGGAATATTACACAACACATCAGATTTTTATGCCCTCATTTCAGAGAGGTTCATTAATTATGCTATCAGTTGTATATGCGGTGGTACGATAGATGCTTATACCTCTAGTGATGATCAGATTTCTCTCTTTGATCAATCTCTCACAGAGCTTTTGCAAAGAGACCCAGAAGAATTTAGGACTCTAATAGAGTTCCACTATTATATGAGTGATCAACTCAATAAGTTTGTGAGCCCTAAAAGTGTCATTGGCAGGTTTGTTGCAGAGTTTAAATCTAGATTTTTTGTTTGGGGAGATGAAGTGCCATTATTGACAAAGTTCGTTGCAGCAGCTCTTCACAATATAAAGTGTAAAGAGCCACACCAACTGGCAGAAACAATTGACACAATCATTGATCAGTCGGTTGCGAATGGTGTCCCTGTTCACTTATGTAATCTAATACAGAAAAGAACCTTAAATCCTTTGCAATATGCAAGATACCCTATTGACCCATTCTTATTGAATTGCGAGACAGATGTTAGAGACTGGGTAGATGGCAACCGTAGTTATAGGATTATGAGGCAAATAGAGGGATTGATTCCTAATGCTTGCAGCAAGATTAGATCTATGTTAAGAAAACTGTACAATAGGTTGAAGACTGGGCAACTCCATGAAGAGTTCACAACAAACTATTTGTCTAGTGAGCACCTCTCATCACTAAGAAATCTTTGTGAGCTGTTGGATGTTGAGCCCCCATCTGAGTCTGACCTTGAGTATTCTTGGCTAAACTTGGCTGCGCATCATCCTTTAAGAATGGTGTTGAGACAAAAGATAATATATTCAGGTGCTGTGAACCTAGATGATGAGAAGATTCCTACCATTGTCAAAACAATCCAAAATAAGTTGTCTTCCACTTTCACTCGAGGTGCGCAAAAATTGCTGTCTGAAGCTATCAACAAATCTGCATTCCAAAGTTCCATTGCATCTGGCTTTGTAGGATTGTGCAGAACATTGGGTAGCAAATGTGTTCGGGGACCAAATAAAGAGAATCTGTATATTAAGTCCATTCAGTCTCTGATTTCTGATGTCAAGGGAATCAAATTGTTGACAAATTCTAATGGCATTCAATATTGGCAAGTTCCGCTAGAACTTAGAAATGGAAGTGGAGGTGAAAGTGTGGTCAGTTATTTCAGACCCTTGTTATGGGATTATATGTGCATCTCCTTATCAACTGCAATAGAACTGGGTGCATGGGTCTTAGGGGAACCTAAGACAGTTAAGGTGTTTGATTTTTTCAAACATAACCCTTGTGACTATTTTCCCTTAAAGCCAACTGCATCAAAACTATTGGAGGATAGGGTTGGTTTGAATCACATCATTCATTCTTTAAGAAGGCTGTACCCATCAGTGTTTGAGAAACACATATTACCATTCATGAGCGATCTAGCGTCAACCAAAATGAAGTGGTCACCCAGAATAAAATTTCTAGATCTCTGTGTAGCGTTGGATGTTAACTGTGAAGCCTTGTCTCTTGTCTCACACATAGTAAAATGGAAAAGAGAGGAACATTACATTGTGTTATCATCTGAATTGAGGTTGTCTCACAGTAGGACACATGAACCCATGGTGGAAGAAAGAGTAGTGAGCACTAGTGATGCTGTTGACAATTTCATGAGGCAAATTTATTTTGAGTCTTACGTGAGACCATTTGTTGCGACTACAAGAACATTGGGGTCCTTCACGTGGTTTCCACACAAGACATCAGTTCCAGAGGGTGAAGGGTTGCATAGAATGGGTCCATTTTCTTCATTTGTAGAGAAAGTTATTCACAAAGGTGTTGAAAGGCCAATGTTTAAGCATGATCTGATGATGGGTTATGCTTGGATAGACTTTGATATTGAGCCAGCTAGATTCAATCAAAATCAATTGATCGCATCAGGTTTAGTTGATCCTAAGTTTGACTCATTGGAGGATTTCTTTGATGCCGTAGCTTCACTACCTCCAGGGTCTGCAAAACTGAGTCAGACAGTGAGGTTCCGTGTTAAAAGTCAAGATGCTAGTTTTAAGGAAAGCTTTGCCATCCACCTTGAGTATACTGGCTCAATGAATCAACAGGCCAAGTATCTAGTACATGATGTAACCGTTATGTACTCAGGTGCAGTGAGTCCGTGTGTCTTGTCAGACTGTTGGAGACTGGTTTTGTCAGGACCTACTTTCAAGGGCAAATCAGCATGGTATGTTGACACCGAGATCATTAATGAGTTTTTAATTGACACAAATCAACTAGGGCATGTGACCCCTGTTGAGATTGTTGTTGATATGGAAAGGTTGCAGTTTACGGAGTATGACTTTGTATTGGTGGGTCCTTGCACTGAACCAACCCCCCTGGTTGTGCATAGGGGAGGCTTGTGGGAATGTGGAAAGAAATTGGCATCCTTTACACCTGTTATACAAGACCAGGATCTTGAGATATTTGTGAGAGAGGTTGGGGACACTTCGTCTGACCTGCTGATTGGGGCATTGAGTGATATGATGATAGACAGGCTGGGGTTAAGGATGCAGTGGTCAGGGGTGGACATTGTCTCCACACTTAGGGCTGCAGCGCCGAGTTGTGAGGGGATCTTGAGTGCGGTTCTTGAGGCAGTGGACAACTGGGTGGAGTTCAAGGGTTATGCTCTCTGTTATAGTAAGTCAAGGGGAAAGGTGATGGTACAATCAAGTGGTGGTAAATTGAGATTGAAGGGCAGAACATGTGAGGAGCTGACTAGGAAGGATGAATGCATCGAAGACATTGAGTAGTTTTTTGGTGATGGTTGGCTCCCCCGGGGGGGCCCCCGGCGGGGGGTCCCCCCGGGGGGTGTCGGGGGGAGGATGGGAGTGGTGGGGGTCGGTGGGAGATTCAGGGACTGTAGGGTGGGGGTCTGATGCTGTCCGCTGCTCCGGTTGGAGGTGCTGTTGGAGCGGCTGATGGTCTCAGTTTTGTGGGGAGAGGCATCTTGCAAATGGGACACCTGTTGCTGACACTTAGAAGTAAGGTGAGGCAGTTGAGACACAGATAGTGGTTGTTGCACTCAACCAGGCCCTTGTTTTCGAACCAGCAGCTCTTACAGAACTGTGGCCCTAGATGTGTGGCATCTGGGATCAGGCTGGCTCTCGGACTGTCTTTTGATTCTGGGGCTTTGGCTTGCTTGTTTCCCATTTGGAGAAGTACAGCGCACAAGGCCTCAAAAAAAGACAACCAAATTGCCTAGGATCCCCGGTGCG